GGGTCTGGCTTCTGTCGTCATTCGGGTTGCGTACGGTCATTCCAGATCAGGGTCTTGACAGGATTCGCTGGGGGCATATACCAGGGCGATTTCTGGGGGTAGGGTAAAGACACTTGATCCAGTGGCGTGTCTGGTGTTCTGGATCTTGTCCGGGTATCCATACACCCGGACAAGTAGAGTGTTCTAGATCTTGTTGCAGTGTTATTTATCCGGACACGTTGCAGCGTCGCAAATAGAGCGTTCTAGACACCTTTATTAGGTTCTGGAATTTAAGACAAAAAAAATACCCCTCCAGTGTAAAGGCTGGAGGGGTATTGCTGAACTCCTTATCTGATCTTATATCTGATTTGGTTATTCCAGATATATTTTCTGGTTATGATGTTTTTGAATGCGTCGCCATGTAGAGGGTCTGTGTACATGTACATGTAAGATTCTGCGGTATCTTTTGTCAGTACTCCGGATGATATGGCATCCCTAAAAGCTGATCTTGGATTTCTAAATGTTAATTCTCTATCCATTGTTTATTTCTCCTGTAGGATCCCAGCTTTTACACTGGGACCCTGATTGATTGATTATTCCACTATTCCTATATGCTCAATTACTTCTAGCTCACCTTTTAGCGCTAGCTCATAGGCTGCATCGCAAAACATCATTAGCTCTTTTAGGTCTCTTAAATTTCCAGCTTTGCCATCCATAGTTGGCATTGCTTTCATGCATAGATTATGAATGCCATGCCATGTGGTCTTGTTTACTGATCCTTGCACCCTCTGAGCCATTACTGAAGCTTTGAATTCTGGTCCGGGATTAACTACTTCATAATCTACGCCTTCGATTTCGTTGTCTGTGTTTCCTGTCTTAAAAGTTTTCATTGTTCAATTACTCCTAATTGATTAATTTGGTCCGGAGGACAATTCCTCCGGACCGGGTCCGGGTCTTAATGTTTGTGGTATGACACCTCCTTTACTGTTCTATCCCAGCACGCTCGGCAATTTATCCCGCCTTCATTCCTTCCGTCACACTTGTTACCCTGATCTTGAGCCGGGCAAATCCAAGACCGAGCCGGAGCCGGAGCCATTTTGAATACTGAACTACTGGTCAATTGTGCTGGTACTACTGGAATGGATTGATCGACCATATGAGCCGACAGTCTGATATTTAGGTTGGCTGGAATGTCGCCGACTATTTCGATGTATTCGTTGACTATTTTGTATTCCCTAGTTGGTAGCCAATGGAACACGTCCGGCGTGTTAAATGCCACATGACAGATCTTGATTAAATGGTTTAGATCCTGAATGTCACCTGATGAATGCCATCTAAAATAAACATGGGAATGTTTGTGATAGTGGTTAACCAGAAACGCCATTGCGTCGGCCCATTCATCATTTTTCAAACTTTCCAGTCTTGCGTACTGTGCAGGATTAATAGTTTTGGCATATCGTGCAAACAATCCCTTTAATGCGTAACAATCATGACAGACGCTACCTTCAATCGACACTAGCTCAGAGCCAACATTACATTCATGGGCTGGTAAATTGTAGGTGTATTCCGGCATTTTCGACACTTGGGTCAGACCGCCCCCAGTACTGGTATTTGCTTGCTTGATTGTGTATCTCATTGTTTATCCCCTTTACCTATTAGTAGGCATGTTGTTTGAGTTGGTGAATTTACCAACTGGACTATTTCTAATAGTAGGGACGGAATATGTCAAGTGATATAGGGACATAAAGGGAAGCAATCACTGGATCAGGGAACCTAAAGGTTAATGCGTATGTGGGCGAATCGGGGTCGAGGTGCGGTTGTCATTTAATCATTCTGAACCTCCCGACCAATTTTTTCTGTATTTTTTGGCAGGGAACCTGATAGTACTGTTACTCTTTATATACCCTCTCTTTAGAGAGAGGGGTATATAGAGTTCATGAAAAATTGAAAATGTGGTATTTTAGAAAGGGGTACAGGGAATTAAGAGAACAACTTCCATTTTATCTTCTTAGTACTTTAGTCCTTGGTACTTGCGAACAGCATGTCTCTGTGCCCTCTTAAAAAGGAGATTTATATGCCTAAAGGAATTGGATACGGTAAGAAAAAGAAAATACGAAAGCCCAAGAAGTGACAGTAAGGAATGGTCATGTTCAGGAAGCTGAGAGGAGATTACAGAGGGAGTTTGCACGTAGGAACTTCATATCTCCTGATGGAGAGCAGCCTGATTTTCTAGATCATGTAAAGATTTTAGAAAGAACGCAGTTGCACTCTGGTGTAGCAGGTGGAGCTGTGCCTTTCCAGAAGTGGGACTACATAGTTAATCTGGCAAAGGCTGTTGCTGAGAACCGTCTTATCACGGTATTGAAGGCAAGGCAGTTAGGATTTTCATGGACTACGGCTGCGTATGCAGCGTGGTTGCTGACATTTTATCCCGGTACGAATGTATTGATGATCAGTAAGGGTCAGACAGAGGCATTTTCGTTACTGGACAAGGTTCGGTTCATACTGAAGAATTTACCTGTTGAGTGGCAAGCAGGGTTATCTCCTGATTCTAGGGGGGAGATAGGTATACCCAGCAGGGACAGTAAGGTGGTTGCGTTGCCATCTACAGAGGATGCAGGGAGATCTGAGACTGCGTCTGTGGTGATACAGGACGAGGCAGATTTTCACGAGTATCATGCCCAGAATTATGCTGCTGTAAAGCCTACTATTGATGCTGGTGGGCAGATGATTATGGGTAGTACGTCTAACAAGCGTGAGATGGGGTCATTGTTTAAGGAGTTATACAGGGGGTCGCCTGATAATGGGTGGTCTACTGTATTTGTTCCTTGGAATGCAAGACCGGGTCGTGATGAGAAGTGGTATGAGTTTGTAAAGAGTGGAGTACCTACTAATGAATTGCAGGGGATGAGTCCTGACCAGTTCATGGAGCAGGAATATCCGGGTGATGAGCAAGAGGCATTAGCGCCACCTAGGGCGCAGTCGATATTTGATCGTGACATGATTGCAGGTATGATGGAAGACTGTTGCGATCCTATCCGCACTGTTGGTGCTGCTAAGATCTATCAGGAGCCTAGGGCATCTAGGCGTTATGTGTCAGGTACAGATGTTGCTTCAGGGGTAGGGATGGATTATTCGGTAACGGTGGTAGTAGATGCTGCCAGTGGGTATGTGGTTGCAGATCTGGTAACGAACACGATACAGCCGGAAGATTTTTCTGCTGCGTCTATGAAGTTACTTGAGGAGTATGACAATCCTGACTGGGGGATTGAGAATAATTTTTCTGACACGGTACTTACAGTTGCGAGGGATATGAATTATCCTAAGTTATACCGTAGGCGGATTGGCAGGGGACGGCAGATGCGTAGGGAGTATGGTTGGAGAACTGACCGTATGAGTCGTCAGTTTTTATTTGATGAATTGAGGGCTGAATTTAACGCCGGGCATTTGACTATACCGAATCGCTATGGTTTGGATGAATTTTCTACTATGATAGCTGCACCGGGTGAAAAAGCTCAGGCTATGGGTGGCGCTCATGATGACTATGTGATGGCACTGGGTATAGCATTAATGGTGCGTTATGAAAGAGGTATTATTGGCGGTAGGGGCAAAGTTGTGCCGTTACCAATGTTGGTATAAGGATTATTATGGCTGACAGAACTACTCCACCAGATGTAGATCAGATAATTCGATTTCATAAGAAGATGAGCGAGTTATGGGCTAATGCTCATCTTGAGTGGCGTGATAACGACTCGTATTACCAGAGAAAGTTCCGTGTATGGTCTAACAACTATCAGGGGCGACCTGTCTTTTATGACTCGACTCCTACACACTTAGTTGACCATGCTGTATCAACTCTTATGAGTTTCTCTCCTAGGATACATAGAGAGCCTATAGGAGATACTGAGCAGCACAAGATTGACGCTACGAATCTGGAGAATGGTTTAAAGGCGGTAATGGATAATGCCATTATTCAGGAAACGAGTGTTCCTTGGAAGATGATGGCGCAGTATCTTGTAGCTCATGGTTACAGTGTTATAGAGGGTCCGGTACTGGCTGGGCTTGGAGAGCGTCCTGAAGAGCCTTCACGAGACACTTATGAAGTTGATGAAGACTATGAAGCTGCAATGACAGTTTACAGGGCTAACAGGAAGTCTTATAACCCTATACGTATACGAGTACCTCATCCGTCTACTGTATTAATGAATCCTAGGGAAAAAGTACCTACGATTGCGTTAAAGAAGTCTAAGATGACGGCTCAGGACTTGCATGAGCAATCCACGATAAAGAAAAAACGCCAAAGACGTAAGTATGCTGAGATATTTGAGCTGGATAATCATGATCCTTGGGACGAGATAGAGGTCTGGGATTACTGGACTCCAATGTGGCACGTAAAGCTTATAGCAGGTGGTGTTAATAACTATTCTGCGCCTTCAGCTCAGGGCGCTGCAATTATATGGGCAGAGCGTAATAC